TGTATGGATCTTGGTTTGACATCAGAAAGGAAACTTAATACTCCCAGTATTTAGTTTAGGGATAGGTAGTTTCTCAAATGCTTTGTTGACCTGCTTCTCTACAACAGCACCAACAAATTCTTCTGGGTTGTCCAAAATCTTTTGTGCTTTTTGATAAGTCACATAAGCACCATAACAAAGTGCTCCACTAATCGCCAGACTTGTCGCTGACAGAATGAGTGCTAGGTTCTTCATCTTTCATCTCCTCAAATGCTAACTTTAATATGTAGTAAATGATGTATGCTACAAAAGTAAGTCCGCAGCTAAGTATAATTAATACTCCCCACGGAAACTCAGACATTAATATTTACCTTCTACACAATAATTTGACTTTTTGTTTGGTGTATATTCTTTATAACCTTCTTGTGGTTTCATCCATCCACAACCAATTAACCATTCCATTGTCATAGGTGTTGGACGAATCTGTTCCCACAAAGGAGCTTTAACACACATTTCTAAATGCCTTGCAGTTTGACCAGACTGTTCTTCTGCCCAATTAGCATCTGCTTCCCAAGGCACGGCACGACTCTGACCCATAGATTCATAAGATAGTTTAGTCATCTTCATGACCCAAGCAGGAATCTCTGAGTCCTGATGAACTTGTGCCATAAAGGAAGTTTTTAATCCACCTCCCATACAGTCTTGTACAACATGCCACCCTTCATGCCGTAAAGTTCCCAGAAACTCTCTAGGATCTTTTAGAAGTTCTTCGTTGATAAAGAACCGATTATAATCTGGCTTATAAAGCCCAACTGTTCTTGGAGTAAAATACCTACTAGGAGCAACGTAAACAGGAACGTTTAATTTATTGAGTGTTACTAAAATAGATTTAATTTCAGTTCTAAAGTTATCAAATTCTTTACCAGATAAAAACGTAGAGTCTGGAGTAAGTTGTTCTACTCCATTTGTACATTCTCTAAGTATCATACAGCCCATTGCAGCAAGACTATATGCTGGAACTGTTGGCTGTTTTTTTTCTAAAGAACTAGCAACAGCTGGAAATGTTAAAGTTAATGATAAACCAAATGCTGTAAGGAGTTTTTTCATCCTCGCCCCTCTTGTTGATGTATCCAAACCTTCAAATTTTTTACATATTTTCTTAATATTTCTGCTTGTGATAAATGCCAGCTGTCTTCAGTTTTGACATAGTTCTTGATGTGTTCATCAACAGCATCAAGACACTTCTTAATTACAGGATTCCAAGGCTCCCGAATAGGAGTATTCCATTCTCTTGGCATAATACCTCATTTTTTCTTGCCACCGTTTTTTGCTTTATTCGCAGTTGCATTTCCTTGGTTCTGTTTTTTATTATTTGCAGAACCTTTTTTTCCTTTGTTAGATGACTTAGCCATCAAGCTCCTGTGCGTGGTTGAACTTGTCCTTCTTCCAATGCTTCAACTCTTTCTTCAAGAGATGGTGCTACTGCTTCAGGAGCAGGTGGTTCGGGAGGAGCTTCTACAACTTCTTCTCTACGTGGCTCTTCTTTTTTCTCTTCATCTTCCCCACCTTTCTTCATTGTATTAATACCAAAAGTGGCGGCAGATGCTGTGAAGACCGTAGCAATAAAGGTAGGATCCATTTTAGATAACATACCAGCATAACTAGCGGTCAGAAGAGCGGCAGACCAACTCAAAATCGCAATACGAATCACTTGTCCCATAGCTTTTTCCTTTGTGTTTCCCATCAGTCTGTGTGATGAAGTCTCACTTATTTAGGTTTTTAAAACCTAAATTTGACTTTACCAGCAATAGAATTGTTGGTAACTCCATTGTTCACACCATGAGATGCTTCAACAATTAACATCTCTTTATAATCTACTTCTGCAGCAATCCCATAAGAGTTATCAGTACCATAAGCACCTTCTACACTGACACCAAACAGATCCTTCTTCTTACCACCAAAACGAGTTTCCAGTTTGAGACCTGCTTCACCAACATGTGTAGTCTGATTAAACTCATCGACACTTCTAGCAGATTCTGAAGAACCAGTTTCGGTGTATGCGTTTCTCTTTACATTCTGAACAGTATATCCAACAAATGGTTTTACTGCCTTATGAAGATGCCAGTATAAACGATTAGAAACCCACCACTCAGAACCAGTTGTTTCACCAGCATTATTAAAGACACCTTCTACATTTCTGTTATACTTATAGTTGCTGTTCGCAATCGCAGCATTAGTATTCAGAGTCAGTGTGTTTCCTCTGAGTTCACTGAATACACCGAAGTGATCTTTGTTCTGTTGTGTACTTGAGTCAACACCATTGAGGTTTACGTTAACTCTATTGTACTGTCCACCAAGAGTCCAACCTTTGGTCACATCAAACTCAAATCCACCACCAAAGATCTTGGAATCAGCAGAATATCCGTCAGCATTATAGGACTGAACAAATCTGTTGTTCTCAAATACTCTTAATCTTTGCTTACCTGCAGTTGGCTCATGGTTGAGAAGTCCATTGATACCATCATTGATTCCATCAAGAACTTCTAGTTGATCTACACGACCAAAGTAATCTCTGTAAGTGTTAGCAACTTCAACAGTTGCAGCACCAAATGTAACTTGAGTAGCAGCACCGTTGGTGAATACTCTTGTATACACAGGAGTAGTTGTGGTTGTGGTAGTTGTATGTGCATTAATTTTCTGTCTTCCACCACTTTCAGATGCAGTGTGATTTACTGCAGAAACAGGAACAACACTAAAAGTTCTAGTTCTTACCCAATCAGATACAGTTGCTTGAGTTATAACAGAAGTTCCAGCATTATCATCAGTTGTTACTGTAGTTACAACTGGAGTTCCATTTGTTGTGGTGGTAGAACCATCACTCATTGTTGTAACAGTTGTTGGTGTGGTGGTTGTAACAGTTGTGGTTGTGGGAATCGTAATAACTTCGGTATCGGTGTAATGGGTTTCAGTTTGATTTCCATTCGCATCAGTTCCCATTATATGACGATGAGGATTATTTGTTACGGTTCTGGTTCCAGCAGTTGTACTAGTCGTAACAATATTTGCACCAGCAGCGGTTGATACTACTGTTGGTGCTGGTGGAGGTGTTCCACCAGTTTCGTAAATATCAAGAATACCATTCAGGTTGGCGTCGCCAGAAAGAAGACCAGCAGAAAGAGTTACAGTTCCAGTACGAATAACTTGCGATGATGGATCCCAGTCCATCGTTGGTTGTGCGATTGGGTTATAAGTAAACTGATAATCTCCAGCAGACAAACTAGTAAATGTAACACCCTGCCAAGTGTAACTATCCATTCCGTACAATCTGGCAGGATCCCCATAAGGAATGAGATTAGTACCATCAGACTGGAAATAGTTTGTACCAGAAATTAGTCCGTCTGGCGTTGTATTTTGAAGAAGTGTCCAGTTGACGGTTGTTGGTGTAAATGCGGTTCCATTGACACCCTGTAAGGTCATTGAACCTTCTGTAAAGGTGGTTCCAGCGTGCCAAGAACCATACCAAAATGTAACTGTTCCGCCGCTGGCACCAACATATCCGATAGAGTTGGTGTGGGCAAATGCTGCTGTTGGCACTCCAAGAAGAAGCGCAGACGCTGCAGCCAGCGCCTTTTGCGTGTTGGTAGACATAAAAATAAGGTAAGTTGGTGTGGTAGAAAATTCCTATGAACTACCAAACACAACTCACCTTGGTGTGGGTCTGAGCTGCAGTTTCAACTCAATGGTTGAAACTATTTATCCTTTTTTCCAAGCTTCACCTTCTGCCTTTCTTCTACGAGCAAGTCCTGCTTCTACATTAGAACCAGGATTACGATAGAGATAAAGAGCATCTGGAACTAAGTCCCACTCTTTATTCTTCAGGCGTTTAGTAATAGTATTAAAGTTAGCACCGTTGTAAAAACCGGCACCAAGATTATAAGCAAAGCTGAGAAGAGCGCCTCTTTTTCCATCTGACATTTCATTCCAATGTGGAATTTTTCTTAAAGCAGGGAGAAACTCTTTCTTACACTGCTCAATGAGAAGTGAATCTGCTTCTGCCTGTGTGAGGGTATCACCAAGTTTGAATGCTGAACCGTCCTTCTTGCGAGTGGAACCCCAACCGATTGTGATTGGAAGTCCACCAGTCAAAGGGTCAGGATATGCCTTTAGATGGCATCCTTCAAACTCTTTAATTAACTTGATGCCCATTTGTGGAACATCATCACCACCTGTTACTGGAGCTGCGGCAGCAGGGGCTGGCGCAGCACTAGTCTTTTTTCCTCTATAAATCTCCGCCCAGTCTACATTGTCCTCAAGGAACTTGACGGGTAGATTATCTTCTAACCACTGAACTGCTTTGACGTGGTTGGGGTTTCTTTCATCATAGAACTGAAAGAAATTGTGTAAGTCAACTCTTGCCATTGTTGCCTCCGAAGTATTTTTGATAAAGTTGATTTGCTTCTACGTGTTTACCGTGATTCGTCAGATCTTTGATACGTTGTAAGATCTTTCTCTTAAAATTAATCGAAGATTCTTCCCCAGCCATCGTTGCCTCCTGGACACCAACGGTGCTTGAGAACTGCTTTGGTGTAGATGGTTTTTTTACCATTCGTCACAGGTCCAGTGTAGTTATCGTTGAGAGAACCATATGGATCATTTACAAAGTATCCTTTACCATCGGGAGTCTTACCGATTACAACACACATGTGCCCACCAGTAGGTGCAGAAAGAGAACCGCGATGCAGAATACCAATAACGACAGGTTTCCCAGCATCAAGACTCTTATCAATATCAGCAAAAGAAAGATTGTAACTAAAGTGTGACTTAACTCCATAACCTGCGAGAACTTTTGTCTGTACCGCATGGTCAGTCGTGTCACCAATCGCAAATACTTTCGTGACATATTCGTCATCACCTTTGATGCTGCCAGGCTTGAGGAAAGCAAGGCACATAGCACACGATGAACTGTTACAAGTTCTATGTGCATCTCTATAGTTGTCTACTTGATTGAAATAAGGAACTGCGAGAACCTCTGGCGTAGGTGGTTTGGTTCTGAACATTCCAATCCAATCAGTTTCTGCATCATCCAGAAATTCAGCAGGTAGGTTATCCTCTAACCATTGAACTGCTGCTACATGATTTGAATTCTTTT